CAAACCTCTGCGGCTACTACAGGTTCTGGCGTTTGGATTTACAACCAGAACAGCAATCAGGGCCGACTGAACATTACGAAGACTGCCAGCGGGACGCTTAATGCTATCGCCAACTATCACAGCGGCACCTACATTGGCGGTGTTGATTACTCCAATACTGCAACTTCGTTCCCAACATCTTCCGATATTCGGCTGAAGAAAGATATTGAAGACGCTGGTGATGCTTCTGAAAAAGTGCAGCAAATCAGAGTCGTTACCCACGGATGGAAACACGATGATGCAACGGTTGAGTTTGGTGTTATTGCTCAAGAACTTTACGCAGTAGCGCCACAAGCTGTGACTCCCGGCGATGACGGTGAGGAAGTCGAACGCACATGGGCTGTGGATTATTCCAAGCTGGTTCCAATGCTCATCAAAGCGCATCAAGAGCAGCAAGCCCTGATCCAAAGCCTGACGCAGCGCATCGCCGCCCTTGAAGGAGCACAAGCATGAATATCATCTGGACAATCTCGACCCTCGACCGCCGCACCTCTGACGGATTCGTGACCACGGCGCACTGGCAAGCCTCTGCCGTAGACGGCGAGCACAGCGCAGCCATCTACGCAACCTGCTCCTGGCCCGAGGGTCAGCCCACGGTGCCCTATGACAGCCTGACGCAAGAGCAAGTCTTGTCGTGGGTGTGGGCCTCTGGCGTGGACAAGGACGCCACTGAGGCGGCTTTGGCTGCCATGCTGGCTGAAAAAGAAGCCCCTACACAAGCCTCTGGTGTTCCCTGGGCTGCCGCATGATTGAGCGCATTCTTTCCGCGCTAAATTCCATCCCGGCTGATAAGGTGATGCACTTTGCCAGCGGGACGGTGCTGTTTGCGCTGGCGTTGCCGTTCATGGGGGCGCGTCCCGCCCTGGCGCTAGTTATTTTGGCGGGGGTGGCTAAAGAAATCTACGACTACACGCGCAAGGAAAATCACACTCCTGATGTTTTTGATGCTTTGGCAACCAGCTTTGGCGGCGTAGTTGCGTTTACCTGCACCATGGGCTAAGTATGGATTTTCAAGTTTTTCTCAATTTTGCTTTGGGCACGGTGTCAGCGGTGATAGGCTGGTTTGCCCGTGAGCTTTGGACTGCTGTAAATGTTCTTAAAGAGGATGTGTATAAGCTGCGGGAAGAAATTGCCAAAGACTACATGCCTAAGAATGAGTTTCAACAGTTTAAAGATGAGCTTTTTTATATGCTCCGTCGCATTGAAGACAAACTGGAGCGAAAGGAAGATAAATAATGGCTACCTATTTGGATGTTGTTAATAACGTCTTGAGACGCCTGCGTGAGCCTGTGGTGAGCAGCGTCAACGACACAGAATATTCTTCTATGGTGGGAGTGTTTATCAACGATGCTAAGAGAGACGTTGAGGATGCCTATGATTGGAATGCTCTGTCAGACACCCTCACCGCTGTCACTTCCGCAGACCTCTTCAACTATGTCTTGGTGGGTTCCCAGACACGCTTTCGAGTGATGGATGTCTTAAATGAAAGCGAACAGGCTTTCATGAACTACGCTGCTTCCCATTGGATGAATCAACAGTTTCTGTTGGCAACTCCTCAGAAGGGTAAGCCCATGTATTACAACTTCAACGGGGTGGATGCTAATGGTGATACACAGGTTGATTTGTTCCCCATTCCAGATGGGGCTTACACCCTGCGTTTCAACCTCATCATTCCGCAACCTGACTTAGTTGATGATGACACCCGCATCTTAGTGCCTGACCACTTAGTGTCTATGCTGGCCTACAGCAAGGCCATTGCAGAGCGTGGTGAGGATGCTGGTGTGCAGGCCTCTGAAGCCTACCTGCAATATCGTCTTGCTTTGGCTGATGCGGTTGCCATTGAGCGTAACCACTATCTGGAAGAAATGGAATGGGTGCCTACCTAAATGGCTGAGCAGCTTCTCACCTCGACAATTCAAGCCCCAGGCTTCATGGGTTTAAACACCCAAGACAGCAGCGTGGGTCTGAACAACGGATATGCCACAACGGCGCTTAATTGCGTCATTGACAAGGCAGGCCGCATTGCTGCCCGTAATGGGTGGTCTAAGGCACATTCACTTTTGGCCGCTACAGGCACCTCTGCTTTCCGTTCCCTCTTTGAACTCATTGATGTTAATGGCAGCAGCTACATTGTCGGCACTGCTAACAGCAAGCTGTTTCGTTTAAACGGGACAACCCTCACAGAACTCACCTATGGCGGTGGTGGTGTGGCTCCGACAATCACGGCAGACAATTGGCAGATGGCTGCTTTGGATGGTCAGGTGGTGTTCTATCAAACAGGACATGAACCCCTGGTGTATGAGCCTTCGGTGTCCACTACGGTGTACACGCGCCTGTCTGAGCACCCAGGATATTCAGGCACTGTTCAAAATGCCAATTGTGTCATTAGCGCCTATGGGCGTACATGGAGCGCGAACACCTCCGCAGATGTACACACCATTCAGTTTACTGACCTTCGTAGCGCAGAGAAGTTCACAGGAGGCACCTCAGGCACCTTAAATGTGGCTAATGTGTGGCCTGCTGGCCCTGATGAGATTATTGCCTTAGCAGCACATAACGGGTTTCTTTACATCTTTGGTCGTCGTCAAATCTTGATTTATCAAGGGGCTATGGCACCCTCCAGCATGTCCTTGTATGACACCATCAGTGGGGTGGGGTGTGCTGCTAGAGACAGCGTGGTGGTCACTGGCGGGGATGTCTTATTCCTGTCGGACAGCGGGGTTAGAAGCATTGGTCGCACCATTCAGGAAAAGAGTGCTCCTATGCGGGACATCAGCGCCAATGTGCGGGATGACCTTGTGGAAGACGTTCAGGCTGAGGTGTTAGCCAATATTAAGGCTGTCTATTCTGACAAAGACGCCTTCTATTTATTGTCCCTGCCTGTCTCTAACACCGTCTATTGTTTCGATATGCGTGGGTTGCTGGAGAACGGAGCAGCCCGTACAACCACATGGAATCAAATCACCCCTACAGCTTTCTTTTATACCCGTGATAAGCGTCTGTTATTGGGTAAGGTGGGCTACATTGGTATTTATGGAACCAACTTAGACGACACTTTGCCCTACCGAATGCAGTATTATACCAACTATTTTGACTTTGGGAGCCCTACCAATATCAAGGTGTTGAAGAAAATCGGTGCTACATTCATCGGTGGTAATGGAGCAGACGCCATTGTGAAGTATGGTTTCGACTATACCAATCAATTTTATGCCCGTCCCATTGTTTTAGGTGGTATTGCTGTTGCAGAATATAACATTGCACAGTATAATATCGGACAATATACAGCCGGTGTGGTTTTTGACAATCAGAAAATTCAGGCTTCTGGCTCAGGAAATGTTCTACAAATTGGCATCGAAACCATCATTGACAATTTCACAATTTCGATTCAGAAGCTTGATTGCTATGTCAAGCTTGGACGTACTCGCTAAAGGAGAATAGTGTGTCTAACTACGTTAAAAGTACAGACTTCGCTGTCAAAGACTCTCTGGCCTCTGGCAACCCTGCCAAGTTGGTTAAGGGCACTGAAATTGATACGGAGTTTAACAACATTGCTTCAGCCGTTGCATCCAAAGTGGACAGCAACAATGGCATCCTCACGGGTAACACCACAGCCGTGAATTTAACCGTTAGTGGCACCTTCGACGCCACTGTCAATGGAGGAACCTACTAATGGCATGGTATGACGACTTACTTGAGTGGGCCGGTAGTGATACTGGTTCTAAAATTTTGGATACGGGTCTGAAGGTTGGTGGCACTTTATATTCTGCTAATCAAGCTTCTGGTGCTCAGCAGGCTGTATCTAACCAACAAATGCAACAGGCTCAGCAGGCTGCAGAGTCGGCTATGTTTCGTCCGGTTGGTATCACCTCTCGCTTTGGTGCTTCCGGTTTTAAATATGACCCCCAGGGGCGTTTAATCGGTGCAGGCTACCAAGCAGCCCCTGACATTGCAGCACAGCGTGAGGCCCTGCTTAAAATGGGCACAGGAGCCCTGACGGCGGCTGGGGAATATCCCGCCTCTCTGGTAGCCCCTCGCAGGGCTGCTGAAGGCCTCTTTGGGCTGGCAAATCAGTTTCTTCCTACAAGCACAGCCACCAGCGCCTCTCCTGAGGCTATGAGCTATGTCGATCAGCTTCGCAGGCTTGGTGGGGCTGTAACGCCCACCTCTTATGACACCTCAGCGGCTGCACAAGACTACATGCAGCGTCAGCAGGGTTTGTTAGCTCCTCAGCGTGAGCAGCAGCTTGCAGAGCTTCGTAACAGGCTCCAGCAGACAGGCCGTGCAGGGCTGGCTACGGGTTCGACAATGGCAGGCAACCTCCAGGCTACCAACCCTGAAATGGCTGCATATTTCAATGCCATCGCACAACAGGATGCACAGCTTGCCGCCAATGCTGAACAGCTTGCCCGTCAGAACCTCCAACAGGACATCACCTTCGGCACTGGTCTTACAGGTCGTGCTTTGCAGACACAAGAGGGTGCAGATGAGCTTGCCCGTCAGCGTATGCTGCAAAACCTTCAGGTTGGCACTGGCTTGTTCGGTACAGGCCTGGGCTTGTTTGATAGGTCGTTTGGTTCGCAAAGGGCTGCCCTGACTCCCTTCAGCGACTATCTGGCAGCGGCGCAAACCCTGGAAGGTTTGTCTCAGAATCCTCTGGAGTTGTCTCGTACCTTTGGCTCCAGTGCTGCGGCTTCTGGAGCACAGGCAGGAAGCCTCTTGAGCAACGCTGCACGAGCTGCAGCGGCTCTTAACTCCCAGGCTGCTGCAGACCGCTCAGGAGCCATTCAAGGGGCCATTGCAGGCGCTACAGACCCCATCTCTCAGCTTATCCGTGGATTGGTCACTCCCACCACGGATGAACAGCGCAGGGTTCAGACAGCCTATGGTTCTGTCCCTTCTGATGTGCAATTCTACGGAGCCTAAGGAGAAATAATGGCTACAGCACCTAGTTTATTTGGCCCCGCTATGAGCGAAGAAGACATGGCCTCTAAAATGCTTGAACAGAGGGCTATGCAATTTGCTCAAATGCCTCAAAACCAACGCCTTGCTGCTATGGGTTACAAAGCAGGAGCGTCTTTGGGCAACACTTTAGGAAGCTTGTTTGGTGTCGAGACACAAGACCCAGCTATTCGTCGGGCATCTATGCTGCGTCAAATGGCTCAGCAATACGACACCAACACACCTACAGGCCTGCGTCAGCTTGCTACGGCGCTGCGTCAAAGTGACCCCGACATGGCTATGCGTGTCATCCAAGCTGCTGATGCTATGGAGCTTCAGGGGGCTAAGATTGGGTCGGAGCAGGCTTTAGCAGGACAACGCAGCCGAGAAAGGGCCGCTGCTGACCCCGTGGAACAGTTTATTCGTGCCAATGCTAAAGA